TCGATGCGCCGTTCGGGATCCGCCATCACCCGGCCGCGGGTATCGCGAAGGCGCGCGCCAGAAGCTGTGCACTGGCGCGCGCCGCTTCGACCGGGCCGCCGGCGATCTCGGCCGCCGCCAGCTCGTCTGCATCGCCACGCCATCCCCCGCCGCGCAGCCCGGCCAGGATCAGCGCAAGCACGTCGCGCACCGAAAAGCGCCCGCTTTCGAACCGCTCGACCAGGTCCACCAGGCTGCTCGCGCCAAGCGCGTCCTCAAGCTCGGCCAGCGCCCCCAGCGTCAGCTTCAGTACCCGCCGTTCGCCGTTCATCACCAGCGCAACCTCGCCCGCATAGGGGTTCGCCATCGCCCTGCCCCCTAAATCGCCGTGAAGCCCAGCGCACCGGCCGAGGCGAGCGACAACTCGTACGTCGCCTCGCCGCTGTGCTGGCCGGCATACTCGATGGCGGTGATCTGGAAGGGCCCCTCGATCGCGCCGAAGTCGGGGATGACGACCTTCATCTGCGGGATCTCGCCCGCGAAGAACGCGGCGCGCGCCCTCTCGTCGGTCGCCGCGTCGCGAAAGACACCGGAGCCCGAAAGCGATGCCGACTTCACCCCCGCGCCGGCCAGCAATTCGCGCCAACCGCCCTGGCTGTCGAGGTTGGTGGCATCGACCGTCTCCGCGTTGAAGCTGAGCCGCGTCGCGCGCAGCCCGGCGACGGTCTCGAAATCGCCGCTGCCGGTTATGTCCATCTTGATCAGCAGGTCCCTGCCCTTTTGAACAGCCATTGACTGTCTCCCGTTCTGGCGCCCGGGGGCGCGTTACCCTTCGATCCGCGCGCGAAAGCGCAGCTCGATCCGTCGCCCGCGCCCGCCCTCGATCCGTCGCGCCTGGGCCTGGTGGAACCAGAGCCCGACCAGACGCCCGTCGTTTAGTGTCAGCGGCGGGTCATCCAAAAGGGCGCCGACCCTGCCGGCAAGCCGTTTGGCGGCAAGAAATCCGGCGGCATCGCTGACGATGGTGACCGAAAACCGATGCTCGGCCCCTGGTCCGCTGGCATCCGACCGGTCGCTGACGTCTTCCGGCCCGAGAATGATATACGTCCCGCGCGCGCTGCCCGGCGGCGGTGCATCGTGGATCGACGCGCCGGCTGCGGACAGTTCCGGATCACTTTGCAAGTGCTGGAAGACGGCCTCCTGAAGGCTGGCGGCGCCAAGGTAGCTCATGCCGGCACCTCCTCTCGCGCGTGGCACAAGAGGAACGCGCCCAAGGGGTCGGCCTCGCTCACCGATAAAATCTGAAATACACGCTCGCCTTCCCTGAACCGCTGGTCGGGGCGCGGGCGTTGTGGGCTGCCCTGCGGCGCCGCGCGAAGGTAGATACGATATGTCATCTGCCCCTGCGGCGCGTTCTCACCACTCATCTCGCGCCCACTTCCGGCCCGCAACTCGGTCCACAGGGTCCCCAGCCCGACCCAGGCGGCAGAGTGGCCCCCGGCACCGTCGGGCATGATCTGCGCCTCTTCCAGGACCATCGGGCGATTGAGGGACCACCGGATCATCCACGATGCCCCCCCGCCGTCATCCGCACCGGTGTCCATCGCGCGATCAGCGCTTCGACCAGCGCCGGCATGTCGCCGCTGGCGCCGGTGCGCGCTTCGAAGAGGGACGCCGCGAAAAGAAAGACAGCCTGTGAAAGATCGTCGGGCACCGCATCCCAGCTGATCCCGAATCCGGCGGTGAAGACGATCTCGACCTGCCCGCCATGCGGGATCGCCGGCAGCATCGCACCGGTCGCCACGATTTGCGGACGGTGCCGCTCGCCAATCAGGCGGTAGCGCTCGGGCGCCGCCAGCGTCGGCGTGCCGCTCCGGTTACGCAAGGTGATCGCTTCCACCGATTGGACGGGCGCCACCGGCAGCGACTGTGCGTCGACCGTCCGCCACTCCTGCAGGATCAACCGATAGCCCCGACGCAACAGCGCCTTGCCGGTGCGCGCCTCGATCCGGGCGATCGCCGCGGACAAGTACCGGCCGAGTTCCGGGTCTAGTGCTGCCTCGTTGGCAAAGCCCGTCCCAAGACGCAGATGAGTCCGGAAGGCTGCGACCGGCAGGTCCTCCGTCGCGACGGTCGAGGTCTCGATCAGGTCCATTGGATATTCCTCGATCTCTTCGACAAAAAACGGCGCAGACGCGCCCCCGCATCGCTCGGACGGAGGGGAGCAGCTGGACGATGCGTGATGACGCCACATTTTCGTGGCCGCCGCGCACGCCTGCGCCGGTATCAGGCCGACCCGGTTCGCCAACCGGCCCGACCCGATGCTCAATTCTGGGCTTAGTTCTGGGTGAACTTCAGGACCTTGATCGCCTTGAAGTCGGTGATGTCGCCGCCAACGCGCTTGGTCGCGTAGAAGAGGACATGCGGCTTTGCGCTGAACGGGTCGCGCAGGACCCGCAGGTCGGGGCGCTCGGCGATNGTGTAGCCGGCGCGGAAATCGCCAAAGGCGATTGCGTGGGCGTCGCTCGCGATGTCCGGCATGTCCTCGGCGATCAGCACCGGATACCCCATCAGGCGCGCGGGCTCGGCCGCGGCCAGGCCGTCCGACCATAGGAACCGGCCGTCGGCATCCTTCATCTTGCGCACGGCGCCCGCGGTTTTCGAGTTCATGACGAAGACCGCATTGGCGCGGTAGCCCGCTTCCAGCGCGTAGACCAGATCAACGATCGCATCGGCCGAATTCGCGGACGAGAAATCGCCATCCGCGCCGGTCGCGACAAAGCCCAACTCGCCCCAGCCGGCAAGCCCGTCGGGCACGATCGCATGGTCGAGGAAGCCGCGCGGCTTGTCCACGCCATCGCCATGAATGAACGCCGCCGCCTCGGCCCGGGCGAATTTCTGCGCGATCCGCTCGGCCAGCCAGCCCTCCACGTCGAAGGCGCTGTCTTCCAGCAGCCGCTGGCTGGCCTTCGGCATCGCCGACAGCTCATGCAGCCGGATCGAAATGCGGTCGAGCGCGGGGCTCGACGTCGCCGCCACCGGATCCGCCTCGCTCGCCCAGCCCGANCCGACCTCGCTGTGGTCNACCAGCACNTCGAAGCTCGACGCCTCCACCTGCACGATGTTCGAGATCGNGCGCAGCGACGACGANGCGAANAGNACGCCNCGGATGCGCTCGCTNGTCTGCGGGTCGACCAGATAGCCGCCNTCGGAATTGACNGCGGTGTTCATGCCCTTGCCTTCCAGCACCAGGCCGCGCATTGCATCGTCGTCGCCGGAACGCAGATACGCGTCGAACGCCTTCAGGTGCACGGTTTCCCCGCCATCGCCGTTCGACAGCGCCGGGCGGTGGGACTTGATCGAGAATTTGCGGTCCAGCATTGTCAGACGCTCGTCATGTTGTTTCAGATTGCTCTTGATCTCGGCGCGAAAGGTCTTGATCTCGTTCACGAACCCTTCCATCGCCGACTTCAGTTGACGCGCCTCGCCTCCAGGCTCGGCCGTCGTCGTCAACTCCTGGCCGTAGCCCGGAACCTGTGGTGTCATGGTTGCCATCCTTGTGTGACTGCACCGATCGCTACGCCGGACGCACCCGGCCTTGGGGCGGGGACGCATCCCTGCCCGGCTGCGCCGCGCCGACAGCCGTCGGTGCGCCGTCTTTCGGTGCGCGCGCCGCGCATCCGGGTCATTCCGTCAGCGCCGNGCGCGCGGCCTNCAGGCCCTGCGCCAGCGTCGCCATCATCTGCGCGGCCTCANCGTCCGTCCCGGTNCCCTTCGCCGCGACACGGGCCACCGCCAGCATCGGGAAAGTCACCAGCGACACTTCCCACAATTCCAGCTCAATCAGTTTGCGCCCGCCGCCCACCAGCTTTTCGGCCCTGAGAGTACGGTAGCCGATGGACAATCCATCGACCGCGCCGGCCGCCATCAGCGCCACGGCCTCGCGNCCGCGCGCCACCTCGGTCAGCAGCCGGCCCTTGACCCAGAGGCCCTTGGTATCCTCTCGCACCTCGTCCCAGACGCCGATCGGCTGCGCCGTGTCGTGCTGCCAGAGCATCCGCACCCGCCCACCCGC